TAAACAAGCTGCGCTCTTTGATGGCCTCAGACACATAGGTGCTGAGATTATTCCTTTTTACGATGTCCGCGAGTAGGACACCGCCGGAATAATTCTGAAATGGTGCGGCCATTTCTAATTCAGGGATAATGTTTGCGGTGGTTCAAGTCACAGACTTGAAATGGTGTCCCACAGGGACTATTTACCGGCCTCTCTCCTCAGCACAGCTGCAAGATCAGGGTCAGTAGCATCCAAAGCCATTTGCTTTGTTAAGTTAATACTACCTTCTAGCCAAGGATTTGCGACGCCTGAAGCGCCTGCAGTTCCAGTTGCAGGTTTAGCGCCCATTCCAGCTTGAGCACTAGGCTTGAATTGATGCTCCCAACCAGAGCCTGGGTTCTTTAATTTGGCTAGATAAACATTCAAATCTTGCTCAATACCGCCGTCTAGGACGACAACTTGACCAGACTCTGATTTTTTCAGATTACTTTGAACAAGTTGCAGCACTTGATTGGCGTTGACAGCACCAGCTTGGCTAATTGCAGAAAGAGCAGTAGTTTTCATTGCCGCAGTCTCATTAGAAGACCGCAACTCAGAAATTTGACGCTCTAACTCGCCAATACGTTGATCCTTGTCTTGACCAGTTTTGTTAGCTTCCTCCCAAAGAGCTTTAAACTCTCCTGATTCAGCCATTTTTTCAGTCAAGGCTTTTTTCTGAGAACGCGAAATCTCATCCAATCTGCGTTCCAGTTGCTCTTTACTTTCCGTGTTCTTTCGGTTCTCACCGATCAACTTAAAATTCTGAGCTTTAAGAGCTTCAAGCTGTGCAGACAGGTCACTTTGTTCAGCCACAGGCTGTTCAGGAGTTGCCACAGGCGTCTCCTGGATGACTTGTTCTTCCATTTTTAAGAGTTAGTGGACTCTTCTACCTTAGTAGCCTTTTCTTTTTTGTTTGTCTTTCTAGCAGGAGAAGATGCTTCTTTCTTGGGAGGATTGATCTCCTCAAAACGCATTCCAGCCATTGTTTGGGAAGTAGCTACGCGCTTACTCTACAACTGGTGTCCCATCTTGCGACTCTGCAGCCATAGGAAGGATTTCACCTTGAACAAGCATCTGCCTGAACTCTTCACGATCAATAATGTTGCCCTCAAATAGCTGAGCCATTGCCGTAATATCCTGGCCGATAAGACGTTGCAGGTCAAAGTCGCGGCTAATAGACACCTTGGGTGGCTCAATGCCTAGATAATCAGCGGCTAGGTTGTATGACTTTTGCAGCCCTGACTCAAGATCCATTGAAACCATTGACAGCATTGAGTTTGTGTCAATACGATCTAGCCGTCGTGCGTCGGCAGATTCGGCAACAAACTTCTGTTGGCTTAGCGTGCTAATTCCAAGCGAAGCCATTTGCTGTTGTAGCTCTTGGATCTCAGCTGATTGCGCTTCAAATGCAGTTGCGGCTGGCTGCACGTAATAAACCTGATTGCCAGGCTGCGTTGCCATCGCATAATTAACGCCAATCGCCATATCCTTTGTCTGGTCATCCCAGCCCTCAAGCACCAACATGGGCTGCGAAGCAATATGCAAGCTATGGATCAGATCAGCTTGACGCTGGAAATGAGCCAGATTCAGATAGGCAATGTCCAATAACGGCGGCCTGCTTGCCATTACATCCGTTTTATTGGCATAAATCGTTACTAAAGGGATCTGATTTAACGAGTAAGGGCCAGATTCCACCAGCTCATACTCACCGCCAGCCTCTGTTTGTTGGAACGAAGCAGGATATGGGAATTGCCCCTGCATCTCCTGCTTTTGCTGCTCCTGCCGGAAGACTCGATAACGACCAGGCTCGATCACCCTAATTTGATCAAATACTTTTTCGCCAAAATCTCCGTCAGCAACAACCGCTTTCTCTCCAATACGCACTTGCGTCAAAGTGCCATAATTTGACTCGCGATCCAGACGCCAGCCATACACATTGGTTGGATCAACTTCAATCCAATATGGGCGGCGATTTAATGCACGCTCTTCTGCCAAACTCCTGGCACCCGAAGGCGCTGGGAAATCAACCAACGTATGACAATGCCCATACGTCAAGGCACAAATCAGAAGGCGTCGTGCGTATTCATCTAGATCCGACCCACAACCATCAACATCCTTATTGAAGATTTCTGTCCAATAGGGATCGCCTTCAATATTGATAGGTTTGCGTAAAATTAGACCGGCTGCTGAACGCACTAATCGTTGCGTATATGGCGTGAAGACAGCTCTATTTACTCGGGATAGATACGCTGTGTAGTCTTCGCGTGGTTCAATTGGCAGGAATGTTTCGCTGTTCTCTCGCAGGTACTCTGTACCGGTCGTAACGGCTTTCATTATTTCCCAGCCCTTCATCTGGTCCAACACTGCGCGAGTGCGGACAAAAGGACTGTCTACACTCCCCAGACGGGAAGAGCTGACCTGATGGGTCCGCACTGGTCCGGGAACTGAATAAGTCATGTCACCATTTTACTTTGTCTGCCCAATATGCGGCACTCATCTTGCCTTTTGCGATGTTTTTCGCATGACGCGCTTTGAAGCTTTTGCGCTTGGCCTTCATCGCTTCGCTTTCGCCTGCTTTTGGCTTACCTGCAGTGCTTGCACCTTGCTGGCCAAACCTAATTAAACGCACTGTATCGCCATCTTTCACCACAACAGCATGAGATTTCCCACTCGAATGACCGGGTGTCTTGATTGGCTTGCTGTAACCAGCAAACTTATGGCCGCCGCGTGTGATCTCAGGCATTACTTTTTCTTCTTCTTGGCGGGTTTTTTGGCCGTTTTAGCTGCTTTTTTGAAATCTTTTGCGGTTGGTGCGCCAGGATCACCAGCCTTCCTCATCTTTTCGCCGGATCCAGCCGCAATACGCTTCTTCTTTGCCGCAATATTGTCGTACAACCCCTTTTTTTTCTTGGCGGGACGACCCTTTTTACTACCGTAGGTTCCAGCTCCTTGGGGCATGACAACGACTAGCTTTGCCCTATTCTAGCCTTTCATGCCAACGAACAACCACATTGAAGTGCCCAAAATGCGGATCGTTTCGCGTGCGTGTTGTCACAACAAAAACCACTGTTGAAGGCCCCTACGAAAAAGTGCGTCGTCGTGTCTGTCACTCCTGTGAGTACAGGTGGTACACAGCTCAGAAGCCAGAAGTAAACATTGGCCCCTATCTGCACTGGATTGGAGACCAAGTCAGAGTTCCGACCTGACCTCCCTCAATACAACCGATAAGACGTAGCGCCCAGCGTCTCTGGCTTCGCTAAATTAAACTGTTGTAAAACTAAATAACCAAATGCGTCAAATGCGTGGTCCACTCCTAAATTCTTATTTGGTAGACCCGTATTTGGTGTATAAGTCAACGTTCTTAAGTCCTTAATTAACTGCTTACAGCGTGGATGAATTACTGTCCTTCGCGCTCCAGAAGCATCGAGCAGGGCAGTGTTGACTGCTGTGATCTTGTCGCGGATTTTCCATGGTGCTCTTGGTGATTGGACTGTAAAGCCGCTACGACGCAAAATCGTGTGGTCCGTTACGCCTACACCAGATGTCTTTCTGGCACCGCCCGTAGGGTCTGGACACGCAATAATTCGCCTATCAACCCCATATCGTCGCGTAACCTCTTCCGCAAAATCCCATGTTGTCGCTCCACCACGCAACATAATCTCATCAAAGACATATAGCGTGTCGTCATCTTTGACGGCACAAATGCCGCTCATTGGATCAACGTTAAAGTCAACGCCCAACAGCAATGGCAAGACTTTGATGTCTTTGGCTTCAGTAGATATGTTGTCGTCTGAAAAACTGACCGCCACTAGACCCGTAAGATTCTCGAAGCTAGCTTCAAATTCTTGACGGAAGGTTCTTATGTCAAGTTGAGCGCGGGCTGCTTCGACTTCATGTTTACTAACATTGCCCCCGTCAATTGTTGTATAGCTCCAGCGTTGCCATAAACCTGTAACGTCTTCTGGCACATAACACCACAAGTCATAAAACCAACTAGCTGTGCCGTCTGGTGTTGAAATAAATAATGCCCACCCCTCCTTATCCGCTAACGCAGGCCGAATAACCTCAAACCATACGTCCGAACCCATAAAGGCAGCCTCATCCAATACGACTCCGGATAAACTGCGGCCCCTCAATGCCATTGCATTTTCTGTTCCCTTTAACTCAATCGTTGAACCGTTTATTAACTCAAGTCTTAGGTCCGTCTCATTCTTGGTCTTGATCCAGATTTTTGGTACAAGCTTCTTTAATGCTCGCCACGCAATGTCTTTTGCCATTCGATACGTTGGCGCACAATAAAAAAACGTCTCCCCAGGACGGTTTATCGCTCCACGCAATAATTCAACGCAAGACAAATACGATTTGCCGAAGCGACGGCCTGCTACAAGGACTCGAAAGCGTTTGTCGCATGAAAATACTTGGCCTTGCGCCCAGCGAAGTTGGATTGGTTCTGTTTTTTGGCTCATAAATGCCACATTACACAGCTTTTCAACCCCTTACCCCCCTGTTTCAAGGCTATAAGACGCTTTAGCAGTTAAGATCTTGGAAAAGGTCGGATCTACATGTCTCAAGAAGAGCGCCGCTCCAATAACGCAAAAGAAGACCGCGTGCGGCGTTTATATCGCAGGCAGCTTGAAGGTCTTTCCGCTAGGGCTCTTGTTTATGAACACGTAGAGCGCGAACAAGTTAGCGATGCAACAGCTTGGCGCGATTGGGCAGAAGTAAAGCTTCTCGTTGATGAAGACTGGAAGTCTGATCGCGAAAATATGTTGGCGCGTTTGCAGCACATGCGTACCAAACTCTTTAATCAGGCGATCAAAAAGGGACAATTGCAGACGGCAAGCCAGGTGTTGGATTCCATTGGACGTGTTATCGGTGAGTCCGTTGAAACCGTCAATATTCAGGCTCCTGATTTGACCATCAAGATTGAAGACAAGCAGGATTAATCAGCCCCCACCCCCCCATGACTTAATTGCCTCTTCGCAAGAAGGGGTTTTTTATTGAGAACCAACAAAATGGGCAATATATATCTGGGGTGTGGGGGCTCGCTATGCGCTCTAGCGATCTGCAACCCTTCCCCCTGTGCCAGTCGCCAGCTGTCGCTCACAGGCTTAACATTTCTTTTTGCTTTGGGTCTTCCAAATGTGGCACAAATCGACTAATATTTAGGAACTGAGAGCAAAAACACTTTATTCTCTCTCAGCACTTGCACAACTCGCAGCGTTACAGCTGCATCCTCGCAGCCTAAGCCGGTCTTGAGCCGCTCTCAGGCAATGCATAGGAAAACCACCCTAAAGGCATGGTACACAAGCCTGTAAGTAACCCTTTAACCACTCAACCACACCAACCACCATGGCCTTAAGATACGTTCAGGAGTCAACAATTGACGCTCTGAGGATCACCACAGCACTCTCAACATTTCTGTTCTGTTTGACATTTGTCGCATGTATTTTCGGAGCAGAAAATGAACAAGCGATGAGAAGATGCATGGCAAAGAATAGTCAACAAGCGGACTTGTGCATGTTGACAGTTTATGGAAGATAACAACACCCCGGCATCTGCCGGGTCTTTTTTATGGTACGCTGTGCCACAACCACACACAACCAACCGCACCAACAACAACCACACTTAAACCACAATGAAAAAACCTAAGGGATTCGTCTTGCAAGAAGGGTTATCACCTATCGATGGCAAACCCTTCGTTGTTGTCTTAACGCTCGAGAGTAGCAACAGGAAAACCGGCCCGATGTGTCAGGCCTGGATTCTCAGGTCTGACGTTGACCCAGTGACAGCCATTGCAACAGGACAGGACTTGTCAATCTGCGGCAACTGCAGACACAGGAAACAGGCTGATGGCTCCCGGACCTGTTACGTCAACGCAGGGCAAGCACCATTAGCAGTGTGGAGAACTTACAAGAAGGGAGGCTACGAAACGGATTTAACGGTTGCAGATGGCGAGCGTTACCTAAGCCACAAAAAGATTAGGTGGGGAGCTTATGGCGATCCAGCAGTCATCGATCCTGTGATCTTTCATGCTGTCAACGGTGCCGCAGCAGGGCACACAGGTTACACGCACCAGTGGCGGGAACCCTTCGCACAATGGTCTAAGGGTAGCTTGCAAGCCTCCTGTGATGGCTTAAGGGATTACCTGGAAGCCTCAAGCCATGGCTGGAAGACCTTCGCAGTGGTGCCTAAGGGAAGCAAGGGATTCTCAGGCCGTCAGTGCCCTGCGACTGTTGAGGCATCCCAAGCGCAATGCCAAACCTGTTCCTTATGTGATGGAGACAAAGCGGACATCTTTGTTGAGGTCCATGGGACAGGATCGCGACATTTCAAGCCACAATGAAAACCAAGCCCGTAAGGGCTTATTTTTTTGCCTGTTGACAGAACTCTGAAATGTCGACTAATGTGCCACAAGGGAGTTCAGTCTCCCGTACCAACAACAACCACAAGCCTATGAACAAATCAAACCAAGATTCTGAAGTCTTTCATCTTTGCCAGTACACAGAGCGACACGGCCATCAAGTCATCCATCACTTAACTACAAATCAGTGGGACGCTGACTATCTGGCTGACCAATACAACCAATCACTGGCTAATCGCGGGATTCCGGGCAGTGTGTGCAGCTGGTATATCACTGGACCGCACCAAAACACAACACGGTTTAACTAGTGACAGACAAAGAATATGATCGCCATTTTAAACGCATCCGCAAAATCTTATCCGACAGCGGAGATTATGACGGATGGAAAGAACATGAAGGCGACGAACTGGCAAGAGAGAAAGTGTTAGACACTGACACTGGACTGATTCTAAGCGTTCCACATCTTAACCCTGAATTTTTCTAATCAATGAATCACTATTCTGACGAGTTCATGCTTCCTAGTGAATTGGAGCCTAAATGGCCACCTAGCGAAGCAGATATCCAGGCAATGCTTGAGGCTAACGAAATCGACTATTACCAAAAGCAAAAATTAGACGATCTCATAGCCGAGGAACTTTGGCGAGAAGAAGTAACAAGTATCCCATCCCCAGCAGAACTCAACCCAAATCTCAAATGAAAAAACTCACGGCTCACGAATTAGATTATATCTATTCGGTCCTCTCTGAAAAATTGGATAAATGTATTTGTGATGGGTTTGTTGGGTTTGAACATGAAATCGCAGACTTGCATTTGTGTTTGGCAAAACTTGCAACACTTATGAAAACAAAAAATTTCTGATTAATCCGACTTTTCCGACTTTTCCTGTTTTTCAATGTCAACTCATCTTGAAGTCAAAGCTCGCCATAGCTTTGCCAGGTCCTTTCTTGAAAGGAATGCCAAAGTCCAGACCATTGCAACCATGATTTCAGCAAAGTATGGGGTGTCACGCACCACAGCCTATGACGACATCAAAGCGGTTCATGCTGAGATACAGCTGAGTGATGACGGACCAAGCCAAGAAGAAGCCTCTGAGCCAATGGATACAGACACTATCCTTGCGATGCTTCAGCACCGTTTGGAGGTGACTGTGGCCACTGGTGACGACAAAATGACCTGTGGCCTAATTAAGGCCATAAACCAGGCCAAACAATGGAATGGCTACGCACCACAAAGCACATCACCAACCACCTTCGTCTAATGAACATCAACACCAAATCCGGTGACTTCCTAATCGCAAGCTTGGGACGTTACACCAGCAAAACCGAGAAGATTATCTTCTTTAAAACCAGGGCTGGGTCCCTGGTTAGCAGCTATTACATCAGCACCTTTAACTCGATTAAAGATGGTGATGGTTTGATGCTGTCTAACTCTTGCGATCCTGATCAAGTTATCGATGCTGATCAAGTCGCTAAATGTAAAACTTTTATCCGTAATCACTCATGACGTACCACTACCAACCAGAACAAGAGTACGAATCAGCCAAGCTTGAGAGGATCCTCAAAGAACTTCAAGCCATCATTGAGCGTGAAAACAAGCGCCATATGATGGATGAACACCTTACGCATTCAATGCGGGATCTTCTTGAATACGAAATCATCCCATTGCTGGAAGCCGAAGTAAATTACGATCCAACACCACAAACCTCTTACGACTTCTTTCACTAATGACTAAAGAATTAATCTCACGCCAACAAGCCGACCGCGCCATCAACCAATTGTTATCTGTCATCATTGGCAGGAAACAAGCTATAGCCTCAAATCATCTTGAAAACTATATTCCAGAACGTTTGGAATTTAGTCTTAAATTGATAGCTCAAGAGATGGAGAACGACATAAAATTAGGCGATCCTGATATGGTTGGCGCTGCCTTGAGTAGATCTCAACGCAAACTATCTAGCGTTCAATCATTAAAGGTTTTATCGTCCTTAATTAATGAGGTTGAATGGTCATGAGTGGTGATATTAACTGGAATAATCGACCGCATGAAGTCATAGCAGCCGCCAAAACTAGGGCACTTGCTGCGCTCCACCATAAACACAGTAAAGGACTTACAACCCTTGAACGTGCTTACCTTCATGCCCTAAAGACTGGTCGCGTTGATCCTAATGATTAACAATAAGGCCAGCTAACTTCTAGCTCTTCTTCCCATGAATGGCCGCTTATTGGTCGTTCTTCAATGTAAGCAGTCAGCAGACGTTTCATCTCTATGAATGGGATTTCTACCTCTGCGGCTGCTTTCGCCACATTCTTCTTGCCCCGATAACAAAGATCTAACGCTTCTTCAAGCTTCATCCCACCGCTCCAACAGCAACCATCGCCATATAACGGTCCATACGCTCTTGCCACCTAACTTCGCATCCACGCATCTCAAGCTCGCTCAGCATTCTTAATTGGATCGAACCGTCAGGCTTGCCAATGATTACCGCTCCACCAGCAACACGAATGCCTGCTCTCTCGTGTAACGCAAGGCTATAAGCGCCTAGCTGGTCCTGATGGTCCTTTAACCACGCTTCTGGCTTGTCTGTGTCCCTGCCGCTGGTCTTGAAGTCGCAGATCGTTAGCCCTAGCTCTGTATCCAGCAACGCATCTGCCGTTCCAGCAAAGCCAGATGAATGGCTCACACTGAACTCTGAGGCATGAATGGCTTTTACTGATCCACTCACCAACCAGTCGGATAAACCTCTGGCGTACTTACGGGCGGGCCATGGAACTTTTGGCGAGCCTTTTTGCGACTTCTTAAGTGCCCAGGTGGTGATGGCTTTTGGAGGACGTGCCAAACCATCATCCCAAACCTTCCACGCTCCCTTCTTGTTGGCACTTTGACGGGCCAGCTTGGCTGCGGTCTTGAGTACATACTCGCAATGCTCATGGGCAATAGTACCCCTGTTACAGGCAAGATCACGTTCCAATGAACTGCCAGGCCGCTTAGACCATTGTTCCAGTGCATCCTTCTGTGCTTGAGGGGCTGTGTGCTTCAGGATATGGGTGACAGAGTGATAAATCTGCCCTTCTTGATCTCTGTAAACCCTAAATGGACCAGAATTATCCTGCTCCAGTTGCCATCGACGCAGTGACGCCAATATGTCTTGGGCGTCAAGCTGCTCCGTCATAGTCCTCATTTAATAGAGCTTCTGATTTTTGTTCCAGCCATGCACGCATCAGCTGGTTTGCTTTTGGCTCAACCAAATGGGCGCTCGATACCCATCCTGTTAGATGGCCGACCGTAACAGCAACCGAACCATCCTCTAAAAACACTGTCACTGTCTCGGGTAGTTCCGTTGTACCGGTCATTAGACGCTCTTTCCCAAATTTACTTTACATGAAAAGAGGAGGAGCGCAAGGCTCCGGCTCCAAATCATGCACTAAAGCCTTTAGCGATAAGGCTGTCTCGCACCAAGATCTCTAAGGTCTCAGACATTGTCAGGCCACGTTCTTCTTGGAACTTGTTAAAAGCCTGCTCTGTTCTTGGATCTCTTAACTTGCCTGATAATTTCTTGCATTTATCAGCAGAAAATTGCTCAGAAGCAAGCTTGGTCTCAACTCCTGTTATCGCAATGGCAGGGCCTCTTGCCTGAATGTCTTCAGGCTGATCCATGTTTTGCAAAAGTGTAGTCAGCGGATCGCTGCCACGACCTGGCTTTAATGGCAATTCAATGCCAATCACGTCACCTTCATCCAAAGCTTCAAGCATCCAAGCTTGCTTTGTTTTGTTGTGCAAAAAACAAAGTGAATCTCTGCCTGTTTCTTCGTTGTCAGGGTCATAACTGACCTCGACTACAAACATGTTCTTGTGCTCTGCTTTTCGCAGAATGCGTCCTAATCCTTTTCTCTTTAAGAGATTTACGTTTGGTTGTTGCATGGTGAAACTGGTGAAACTGGTGGAGTTTTCAGGACTTACACAAACAACAACATGCCAGCAGTTGATGTTTGACGCCTGAGATGAAGAACTAACGCTAAGTGTTGAATGGGACAGGACCAAGATTCTTGCCCTCTTGCCAGAAGACTCTTGTATGCCCCTTGTAATTATCGAAAGTTAACCTTTGATCTCCGTGCATGTGACAGCCTTCACACCAAAAAGTCAAAGAGGCACTCTCATCGTGACTGTTGACCTTAGCTAAATGCAGATAATTAAAACCGCATATAGGGCAAAGGATGTCACCGTTTTCATTAGTAACAAGATCGTGCATTTTGGTTCAACCCTCGCTAAACGGATTGCCATCAGTCAAAAGCCGGTTTAAATCAAAACCTGCTTTTTGGACACGCTTCCATTCCTTCTGCATGACCAGATCGTCATGCTCCTCTTCGTCACGAGGGATAACACGCAAGTTGTACTTAGTCTTGCCACCTGTAATTTCTTTTTCAAGCTTGAAATCATAATCAAGCAATTTATTCCTATAAGCTTTTTCAGTCCCATAGGTGTAAAACTGCTTTGCAATTGAAATCTGTGGAATTTCAAAAACCTGAACAGCGCCCAACTCCCAGTTAAAAATTGGGAACGTCAAGCACTTGTAAATCTTGTCGGTATCTGTCTTTTCATAGTTCAAAGCACGGGTAAAAGCCTTGCCAAGCTCCAACTCAATGTCTTCATCGCTTGGCTTTTCCAAAAAACGGAAAGGCTTATTATTGCCACCTGCGACTGGTGTGCCCCAAACCAAGTACCACTCACATGGATCTTCTTCAAGTAAAGCAAAAACCGCTGGCTTACCAGGTTCTACGGTCTTTGGCCGAAAGTAATCTGTTGCTGAAGAAGAAGAATTTTCTGGCTCTGATTGAAAAGCTGAAACGAAATCGTCTGAAATTTTCACGGGAAAATGTGTTGTTTGGAATTTCGGTCAGTTGCCTGACGCCCCAACAAACTACAGACATTGCTGCCCCTTGTCAATATGGGCTAAGATAAAAAAATCCGGCCAACTACCGCTAGCTGACCGGAGATGTTTATCTGTTCAATTGACACTCTACATGAAACTTCTTGACTTTGTCCAGTCACTTCCAGCTGGATTGGTGTATGCGCCGATATACCGCAAAGGGGCACAAATGCCCTCAGGCAAGCTTGCAGGCGGCAAAAACCCCACGCAGGAAAGCTTTGATCGCAAGCTTGATGCTGCCGATACTGCCTTGGCTATTCAGCGGAATCCAGACCTTAAAGCCGTAGGCGTTTTTACTGGTATTCGCGGCAATGGCATCGTCATCCTTGACGTTGACCTTGGCTTAAAAAAGCATCTCAAGGTCTGGGGCTCCTCCCTTGAAGGCGCTCCAACAGTCACATCAACTAGGAGCAATGCAGCCAAATACCTTTTTCGCGTACCAGAAGACCTCTGGAATCAAGTAAGCGGACATGGTCGGACTAAGGACTGCCCTGACTACGAGATCCTTTGGAGCTCCAAACGTCAAGGCGTAATTTTTGGTGAATACCCTGGCGGCAAAAACTCAGAGCCTGGTCAGTACAAATTCTCTGGTGATCTTTCCAGTATTCCTGTCGCTCCAGATTGGTTGCTTGCTGAGATGAAGCAATCGCCAAAAACAATCAACAAACGCGATCTAGATTTTACTGATCGCACTCAAGACGAAATTTTTGAGATCATTCGTGACTGCTTAGGCGTTATCCCATGTAAAGGCGCTGGCTCTAGAGACCACTGGGTCAGAATTGGTATGGCAATTAATTCTGCTTTGCCTAATGAAATGGGCTTCATGCTTTGGTCAGCATGGTCCGCAGAAGATCCTGATTACGCCTCTGAATGGGAAGACTCCAACCCTTGTGCTGACGCTTGGAACACTTTCAAGGGCAATGGCGTAGGCATTGGGACATTGATCCATTTAGCTGACATCGAGGATCCCAAACGGCTCAGGTTCTCAGACGACTTGGCCCAAGCTGTCAAAAAAGCAGAAGACAAAGTAATTCAAGAGTTCAAAGACTCAAGAACTACTTACGAGAAGTGTATGGAAGACCTTGCCATAATTTTTCAGCTTAAAAATCCAGCTGAAGTGCAGTTCAAATTGCATCAGCTTGCTCTTAGCTGCGGCTTCAGAGATGGCATGGCCTTAGAAAAAATGTGGGTCGATCATCAAGCCTTTATCCTTGACACTAAAAAAATGACAGCAGCAGAATTAAAAGAAACTGATTACAAGCGCGATTACATTATCCCAGATGTTTTACCTCATCCTTCTGTTGTCCTTGTCTACGGGGCAGGTGGCGACGGTAAGTCAATGTCAGCTTGGGCTATAGCTAAGAAAATTGTTACGGGAGAGTCTTTTGAGGTTCGTGGTGCTCACGTCCCAGTCAAACAGGGCAAAGTCCTCATCTTGAATGGAGACCAGCCATTGATGCAGATCAAAGAGCAGTTAGAAGAAATTGATTATCCAATGGATGAAAACACAATTATTCAGACTGACTGGCAGCTGCAAAATTATGCTCAGTTCCAAATACTGATGCAGGAAGTAAAACCGACCCTAGTGATCATTGATTCTTTGATTGGCTGTAGTGGAGGCAAAGCCTTCGATGAAAACAAGTCAGATTTTGCATCTCCTCTCTACTGGCTTACTCGAAACAATGGGGTCAAGAACAAGGAAGGCAAAGAGCTGTTCCCTCCTTCGACAATTCTGATCATTCATCACGCAAACAAGAATGGAGGCTTCAGAGGCACTACAGCCATTCGTGACGCTGTTGACGAGACTTGGGCACTGAAGAAGCCGACAGATGAAGAGAAACGCCTTGTCGGCCCTAATAGCCGCCTTATAACCGTTGAGAAGTCTCGCTCAGGGCGCTCAGGCACTCAGCTCGAAATGCGTATGGAAGAAGATCTTTCCTTCAGCATCAGAGATTTCGTTCCAACAGGGGGAAACAGCGGCAGCTCGCCTGCTTCTGTTGTTGATCGAGTCTTGCAACGCCTTCGTGCCTGTCACCCAGAGACACGCACCAGGGAAGAACTTTTCTACGACTCTTTGATCAAAGGCTCAAATGACGCTATTCGCAAAACGCTCCAAAGGCTTGAAAAGAAAGGGCTCGTAGTCTCTTCCGTCCCAGCAAACTCTCAAACCAAGAGTTATAAGGCTGTTCTTGCGCGTGGAGAGATAAAAGAAGTGTCCCAACCAATAGGACTTTCTTGTGCTGGAGCGGGTTCTACCCTGGGACAACAGCCTGAGACATCGCTTACTTGTCCCACCCTTTTAGAGGGTTCTGTTGAGATTGATATTGGAGCGGAAGACCTGGGACATATCTAGCTGTCCCAACCCCTTGTCCCAACCCTCTTTAATTGCTATTACTGGCTTTTGGCACGGTTGGGACATATACGGCATCTATACGCGCGAGAGCACTTTTGTGAATTGGAGCGAAATCCTTAGCAACGCTGGCATCCCTAATCCTCCGGGCTACCTTGAAACCGTTGCTCTAGTACGCTCCAAACCAAGAGTTAAATCGTCCAACAAATCCAAGAAACCCAAAAAGAAACCCGTAAAATCACGGAATGAAAAGAGTCGAAACCTACCTCCCGGAAGACATCGCCAAACGTCTTTCTGAACAAGCAGAAAGTATTGGCGTTAAGCGGTCAGAACTGATTCGCGAGCTTCTCACCAATTCACAAACAAGCTTCAACATTACGCCTGATGATTACAACAGAGCTGTTGTTAGAGTTCGCAAGCGTTGTGGCAATTTGCTGGGGCGTCATCAGGCTGAAAGCCTTGTGGCATCAGTGTTCACAGAGTTTTCAGGAGCAAGTCTTCGTGCAGCAAAAAATTAATTTTTACTATTGCCAAGTTGAAGACGAAGACAACCATTTTCCGCTTGCCATTGCTCGATTTACCGCCTATGACGATGACCATAGGCCACTGTCAGTAGAGCAAGTTACTTACGAAAGCAACCCTCATTATTTTCAAGAACAAGTTTCTGCAGCTTTATCTTGCGGGGTAGACGTAAGCATAATAACTGCCACTCCAATGGAAGATTTTGCCTGGATTAGCAAGCTTGCTAGGTACGCTTGAGATAACGTTCCACAAAACACTGGTTGGAGCGATAACTCATGCCTTTTCCAAAATCAGGACGGCAATTGATGTTGGATCGTCTTTACCTAGCGGTTAGGTCAGCAACAACAGCTGATATTCAAAGGGCCGCAATGCTTCTTGAAGGGGCTAAAAAAATTAGATCAGGCTCAAGTCGCCAACGCTCTTCTGCTCGATCAGCACAAGCAAGTGCTTGGAAGAAAAAAATTGACGATTCAATATCATGGTAATGTTAATACATTGTTGCACTTAGGAATGGCCAATAGGCACGGAGATCGTATTCGCTTTAGCGTGCTACTGGCTGAAGATTACGCCCAACTCTTAATCGAAGAGGCAAACTCTTTAAATCAAAAACCATCTTCTTTTATAAGAGATCTTGTTTACGAGCACGTGCAGTACAAGGTTGCCCTTGAATCGACAGCTCACACCATCCTTAAAGAGCTAGAACATAACTGATTCCAACTCAGTAACACGCATCACTGCTTGCTTAAGCAACTTGCCTTGATGCCACTGTTGACGCGCCATAGCAACGCATAACCGAGACAACACATCAATGTTCTCGCAGTCCTCAATCTCCCTAATGCTCCGTTCCAACGAAAGCTCTTCTTCAAGGCTCTGTTCAACCACCATCCAGTCGAAACTCTCGTAAGGCTCGCTTTTCGGAAGCATAAGGTTCCTCCGTCTTAAATCGTATGTAATCACCTATAGCGGGGAATAACCAGTCCTGCACTGGCAGACAGGCTTCCCAATTCACAGGTTGAACACAGTTCATCACAACTGTTGTCCAAAACGCACTGATATATCCCCAGTTCATGCAACGCTCGGCATCACCGTTAAATGATTGTTGTAATTGCCTGTTACCGAATAACTACGCACTGGAACGCTGTTCATTACGTGAAACACCATCTGACCAATTTTTAATCCTGGATACAAAGGCAAATCATGGTAACGACGCTCATTTTTTAATTCGAGCGTGAGCTTGCTTCCATGCCAGCCTGGATCGCACCAACCAGCAAGAAGATGATTAAGGCCCTCTCTGGCACGGCTTGACTTGAGTACAAACTGAGCGGAGATGTCGTTAGGGAGATTAAATTGCTCACGTGTCTCAGCCAGGCAAAAGCTGCCGGGCGATAGCCAGTACGGATCATCCTTTGTTGCTTTCGCAATGTCTACCCGAAACAACTCCTTATGCGTTGGTGACTCACACATCAGGTAATCACCCAAAAGCACGTCAAGGCTTGCTGGATTGACTAGCTCTGGGTCAAAAGGACACACCATCCGACCGCCCTCACAATGAGAACGGATCTCCCAATCACACAGAACTGCCACGCCCTACAGGCAAAAACGTACCTTAGCTCTCATCAACAAGAATCACCCAGCCCGTTCCAGGTCCGTCAACTTCCCAACGCGGACTAAATTCAGACTGCCTTACTTCGACTTGCTCTCCTCCTGCAGGGCTGAAATGACCACCTTGCAGTAAATCAGGCTTGCCACGCGGATCTTGCATAACCCAGCGTGGATCATTACTGTTCTTGCCCTTATAACCAGTAATCAAAGACCAGTGACCACAGTCGCCACTGTCGCATTGTGGTTTGTCAATACTGCCTTTATGCAACCAACCCGCCAAAACCGGCCTTCCCATTTCGATCTCCATCTCAATCATTTCGGCATCACCATCAATCCGAAACTCAACATTCAAACCCAAGCTCTTTAACGTTTCAATTTGCGCTCCAACAGCTGTTGACGGGCCAAACTTTTCACGGATTTGATTGTATTCATCATCCGTTTCAACACGCCGATAGGCTGCGGCGACCATTGCTGCTGCTGAGCTGAAGCACTCTCGATACCCTTGACCACTGGCATTGTCGAGCTGGCTGAAATAAGGGGTATAGACCTCTTGATCAATGCCTGATGCTTTCCACGCATCAAACCAAGCGGCATCGTCCTCAAGTAACTCCTGAGGCAGGGACTCTTCAAGCTCTTTAATAGCGGCAAGTTGGTGAGGAGTGCCACGAAACCAATGGAAGAAGGGCAGTAACGATAAGGCCACGATTACGAACCAAACCCACATTTATTTTTCAACTCGCATACCTGGAAATAAATTGACTTTGACGAAATCCACCACCTTGTCGTCAACAGTGTTGTCAGTGGTCTTGCAGTATGCAGTCAAAAGATCAACGACTAATTTCTTGACGCCATCTGATTGCAAGAAACGAAACAAGATTGGCCGGATAAGCAGAAGCATCAGAAACCTGCATTTCCCAAAATTCTAAACGCGGTTTTGATGACCCTCAAGCCTGGCGACATTCTGCTCTAGATCTGAGATTCGAGCGAATAGCTCCTGATCCCTTACGCGCAGATCAGCGTGGAGCACATCCATTCGTGACGCTAAATTATCGACAGCTGAAGTCAGACGCACCAACGAATCCCTTCCATGCTGTGTCTCACGGTTGGCACCTTTGATACCAGAGGCAGCTACGCCTATTGACGCACCAGCAACAGCAGCCCAGATTTCAACCACCATTCGACCTCTAGCGTGAACTCATCATGGCAGAAGAACAGGCTAAGCAAGAGCAAGAACAAGACAACTCACGTTTAGGAGATGTAATCAAGGTTGTGCTGCTTGCGTGGGCAATGGCAATCCTGACCGCAAATTACCTAGGCGTCTTTAAGCAGTCGCTTGATCCCACCTACCCAGCTTCCATATTGAGTGGAACGGCAGCCTCCTTTGGCTTAGCTGTTGGGGGCAACAAAAAATCAAAAAAAGAAGAGCCTACAATCAAGGAACAGTCCTCTACGTCCAAACCCAAATGAGACGTTTTCTCTTTGTATCGTGCCTAACGTTTTTTGCGATAAGTCCTGCTTCGGCGGATATTACGCACGCTATTAAATCCTCAATCTCACTAACTGTTGATGGAGCAGCGTCCCAATCAATTCGACTCGGCTCCAATATGGCAGTATCTGGCTCTAACGTCACTTTGGACACTACTCCTGTGTTGGGGACACTTACTTCCGGGACTGCTCTTGGGTATACTCCTGGTGCTTACAGTATTACTACTGCTGGTGACAGCTTTAGTTATTCAGAGACGTACTTAGAAGGTGACGACGTTCCAACCGTACTTTCAACAACTGTCACTGCTGGTGTAGTCCCTGCCTTGCCAATATTCGGGAACACAACAACAACTGCAGGCGGTGTTGCTGGCACTTTAGCTGGAACGATTGCTACAGATGGTGCAATAGCGATTACAGCAGGGTCGGCTGGTACTACTGCAATCGGACAAGTTATTCAGGAGTTAACTATCAAGTGAGAATCCTGCTGTTGTTGCTTTTGGCTGCCCCAGCGGCAGCCGTACCAATCGTTCCTAACTTTCAGCAAGGAACACTTTCAAGCACGACAAAAACAACATCTAAGGTTGTTGAAGTCATTAACTCCTACGAATATCGTACGGGTTATGAATACACAGCTAGTGGCACAAATATCAAACCCTCTGCAGGTCTCGCTCCACAAAGCTTGACCACGACCACCAATACATTGAACGGTGTCTCAAGCAAATGGACTGGACTTGACCCTGCATCAAGGCCAACTTGGAGCATCGTTAAGCCAGGTGCTGCTTTCTCCATCGTTGAGACTTTGTCTGGACCAGGGCTTACAAATCACACGATAATAAATAGAGAGACTGACATCGAATCACTTACCGAAACCACCAGCACGTTTACCCAATGAAGCGTGTCTTAGCAGCCCTGCTGTTATTGGCTGAGCCAGTTAACGCTCAGATTTCAAGCACCGCCGCCCCAGTTGCAAACAGCTCAGGATCAGTCACGAACCAGGCTGTGCAGGTCGTTCCGTCAAAGACATTTGCATCAGTCATTAACAATGTTCAATGCCAAGGCGCAACCCTGACGATCAATCCTTTTATTAGTTCAACCACTGGCTGGTCTGACCCGTATGAACGCTATTACAACGAACCTGTCTACGACACCCTGGATTTAGTTGGTGCGTTTGATCCAGAAGGTAATCCCGTTCCAGATGGCAGACCTGACAACCCAGGCAACGTCTTGTTCAGAAAACCAATCAGAACTGGGCAGAAGACTAACTTCTCAGTCAATGGTGGCATCACTGCACAGATCTCAATTCCGTTAGATCGCAGTCATATTCGCACTTGCCGCGCTGCAGCAGAAAAACAAGTGCAGCTTATGGAAGCCAACCTTGCTGATAAACGCCTGAATTACGAAATAGCTAGGTTGCGAAACTGCGGAACCCTGATGAAAGAAGGCGTGATTTTTCGACCCAGCTCCCCTTATGCGTCGATCTGTGCTGATGTAATCCTGGTAAATCCGCCAGGCGTCTTACCGCCCCACACACATTCAATTCCTACTTCTTCAACGACCGCTGAAACTTCCGACGCTGCCAAGCAGACTCAATAACAGTCGTCTTCCCAAGCTTCTCCTTAATTTTCTTGATCGTCTTTTTGACGGTTGGCTTAATCGTTTTAAGCAAAATATCGCCTAATGGTTTGGCTAGGACTGCCGCTGTTGTTGCGACAACCGCAATCGTTGCAGTCGTGACCACAACAGGCGAGCCAGGTAAATGGTTGCCGAGAATCGCTGGTATGTCCAACGGCTTGAACTGGGTTTGACATTCTCCATCAACACGCTTATAGCCAGTTATGACAGCAGTCTGAAGCTTGTTTTTAGCTCCTATAGGTATTGCGTCTGGTGGCGGACATGGCAAATCTGTGTCTACATTTGGAATGCCGGTTGGGTTGGACGCCTCCGGTGAAGGGGACTTAGCCGGTTGCTGGGAGGTAGCCGGTTTTTCTTTTGGGTCTATTGCTGGCGGCTTAGCTGACCCATAAGTCAACGTTCCAGGTGTAAAGTCCAATGCGGCAGGAAACGATGGCATCGTTCCATCGCAAACCGTGAAGTTGCCCTTCGGATCTGTTGTGTAAGCGTCTGCATTCCCAGGCTGAGTATTACGCGTCTCGACGCAGCCAGGTATATCCCCAACCGGAAAGCCAAGCATCAATGTAATTGGTGGCTCAGACGGAATGCTTTGCGGCGGGATACCTTTCCAAGTTGGTATTTCTGGAACGCCAATACGCCCCACACCAATCTCAGGTATTTCAGGCACCGAATCAGAATACTAATTTAGGCGTTTCGATTGCTGGCCCTGTTGCTGATGGCAGTTCAGGCATCACATCATCAATCTTCCCCGGCACCATGTCAGTCACAACCTTGGTTAGCTCAAGCTTTAGCTCACTCATGTAGTGCTTGGTGATTGATGGGATACGGGTGTAGAGCACTACCGATCCAACAACCATCGTTCCAGACATCAAGAACCCAAGGGCTCCAGCCAGATTAAAAACTTTTTGCATGATCAGATTGCAAAGAAAAAACCTCCCCTGCTGTGTGAGACCAGGGAAGGTTGCAGTTGCTCTGTTAAAGACTAGCTCAGAAGCCGTACTTCAACCCGAGTTTAGATCCCCAGCTGAAGTCGTCGCCAGTTACACCGCTGAGTTCTCCATATACGGAAACGTTTTCAGCAACAGCGACTGAGCCACCGAATTTACCGGCAAACTCAACTTCGTTTTCTGAACCGTTAGGCATCAAAATGGCAGGACCGCCCTGAACGAAGTACGAATAAGCGCCTTCGCCGCCTTCGTAGCCAATGTCCAGATTTAGCGCACCACCCAGGTAGTCGTCGCCAACAGTTGCGCCGTTGAACTCAGGATTGAGATACGGTCCTGCGATTGCAGAGAGGGGGGCCAAGGCAAGTGCGCCAGCGGCTGCACCAAAAACAAGAGACTTGATCATTTTTAGAAGGGGTTGTGTTTTCTTGAGCCAGATTAGCTAGCCCAGTCAATGGACAGTTTTGAATCTGTTCCTTAATTCTCATCCGTTCCAGGGAACGTTGAGAAGTGACGCTTATGCAGTCCGGTGTAAAGACCGCGTTGTGGATGATCTGGCTTGTCGCGACCCTCAAGCATATAGAGCATGGTTAACCATTTTGTACGATTTTCCATGGCTTGAAGATCCTCTGCCCCTGGCTTGCAGGGGATCATTGGATCAGGTCTTTGCATTACTCAGAGTCAACCCATGGAAGACCTGCAGCTTTGGTTGGAGCGCGTTGCTCATCAAGCTGAGCCTGCAAAGCGGCTTCAACTTCAGTGACTTTTTCTGCAGTTAGAGCAGCCTTGACCCAGCCGACAACAATTTCAGAAGTCAGGTCGGCAAAAGCAACCAGCGTGTCAGGACGCTCGAAACCAATGCTTCCGTACGCACCAGCAGAGTAGGTGTCGTCTGCAGCTGAAACGGTGTAGTGAGCAGTGAAAACGAAGCCATCGGATGTTTCACGATCCAGGTTGGCGATCGCCCAAGTAAAAGTTGTAGCCATGATTAAGCGTTGCCTGCGGTAATTGCGGAATTTAAAGGCGCAAGGTCTTCTGTTGTCCAGTAGTCCTTGGCAACCATCAGCTCTAGGTGCTCGACATTGCGAGCAACTGTTGCTGTTTCATCAGCGTCACGAGCGTCAAGCGCCATTAAGTCAGTAATGACAGTGACGGAATCAAGAGCTGCAGAATAGCTTTGGGCAATTTCTGCAGCGGTGGGAGTTTCAACAGACATAACAGGTCTAGGAGAATGATGAGATTCTACGCGCTCTTCAGCGCAGCGACCTCATCTTGCAGCTCCTTAACCATAGCCGTCAACTCTTGTACTGCATTAACCAGTACAGGAACAAGATGCTCACCTTTGTACTTAAGGTGGTCAGCATCTTCGGTGTCAATAATGACGGGGTTGTCACCTTCTAAGGCAAGGATGTCTTGCGCTTTGAAGCCATAACGTACATCACCGTTTGGCTCTTCAGTGTCACGATCTACCTTGAATTGATAGGCAGTCGGTTTGAGTTGATTAACAAAGTCCAGACCATAAGGTACTGGAGCAAAGTTCATCTTATCGCGCTCGTCTGATGTAACGGTCCAAGATACTTTGACGTAGGCATTGGTGATAGATGTATGGCCTAAGACTAGGCGGTTGCTTTCTGTTGTTACGTTAAATACTGGTGAAAAAATGTTAGAGCTTGTTTTAGCTCCAATACCAATGTTGCCACTACCAGTCGAACAATTGTAAAGAGCATAAGCACCAAAAGCAACGTTTGATCCTCCGGTGGTATTAAAATAAAGGGCCTTATATCCACTAGCCGTACTTTCCGCACCAGTGGAGTTTTCAAAGAGAGCTTGTCTTCCGATAGCTACGTTATTAGAACCAGTGGTGGTGTAATAGAGAGCTTCACTTCCGACAGCAGTGTTGCTAGAACCAGTAGTGTTTAAACGACCAGCAAGCCTTCCAATAGCAACGTTGTTGCTTGCTGTGGTGTTGGCATTTAACGCAGTAAGGCCAATCGCTATGTTGTAATTACCAGTGGTGTTGGAACGAAGAGCGTCATTACTAATGGCTACATTTTGTTGGCCTGTGGTGTTGCTTAAAAGAGCAGTATTTCCGTAGGCTATGTTATTTGAGCCAGTAGTGTTGTTATATAGAGAGCTACTCCCACTTGATATGTTGTTAACTCCAGTTGTATTGCTCTGGAGAGCTGAGGCTCCGATAGCTAAGTTGCTATGTCCAGTGGTGTTTGAATTAAGGGCATAATATCCATTAGCTACGTTGCTACTACCAGTGGTGTTGCTTTGTAGAGCACCATATCCGGTAGCTACGTTGTTGCCGCCAGTGGAATTAGTATAAAGAGAATAAGTACCAACGGCTGTATTGTTAGTAGCAGTAGTGTTTTGTGCAAGGCTTTGGTACCCAACGGCTGTGTTGCTATTGCCAGTGTTGAGCTTAAGCGCAAATGTTCCTAAGCCTGTATTTTCAATTCCAGTGGTGACGGATTTAAGAGCTTCATATCCGGTAGCTACGTTGTAATTACCAGTGGTGTTGTTATAGAGAGCTGCGTATCCGTTAGCTACGTTGTTAGTACCAGTGGTGTTAAAACGCATACTTTGATGCCCGTAAGCTGTGTTGTAATTACCAGTTGTATTGGCATAAAGAGTTGTATAACCACTAGCTACGTTGCTAGCACCAGTAGTATTTGAACGCAGGGCTTGGTATCCAACCGCTACGTTATAACTAGCAGTGGTATTTGAATATAAAGCTTGTAAACCATTGGCTGTGTTACCAGTCCCAGTAGTGTTAGATTGGAGAGATGAACTTCCAATAGCTGTGTTATAAGCAGCAGTAGTGTTGCTTTTTAGGGTATTTGGTCCAACAGCTACATTGTTAAAACCAGTGGTGTTATTGCGGAGAGCTTCTCGTCCGGTAGCTACGTTGCTGTATCCAGTGGTGTTATTACGGAGAGCTTCGTATCCGCTAGCTACATTGTCGGCGGCGGTTGTGTTGGAATAAAGTGCTCTGAGTCCGGTAGCTACATTGTTACTGCCAGTGGTATTTAAATTAAGTGCTTGATATCCGTTAGCTACGTTGTTATAGCCAGTGGTGTTTGAATTAAGTGCTTGATATCCAAACGCCGAATTACCGTTAACATTACCCGCACCACGACCAATTGTTAGCGAGTTGATGGATGCGTCTGCAGCAAATGTGGCGGCTCCTGATGGAAACAATTGCCACGGATATACTCCTGCGGAGGATTCCGAATATAACGTGCCGTCAGGTGTTCCAATAATTCTTGGATAAGTAGTACCGCTGGCAACAACTCTCAGAAGAGCCAAATTAACTGAACTCGCAAATGTGGCGGATCCGTCCGTCTTAAGTTCTATTTGAGCTGAATCAGTACCTGTTTTGTAAATAACAACACCCTGTTCTCCAGAGGCTTTGGCAATTTGCAGTGTGCCGTTGAACCCAGCACGTATTCCAGCAGGTCTGCCAGCAACACCTGGATCATTACCAGTGACGATATTACCAGCCGCAGTGATGCTGCCGTTTGCTTTGATTTCGACCGTCTGAGTGCTAGCACTAGCAACACCACCGGAGAAAACACCAATAGCGGTACTAGTTCCTGAATCTCTACGGATGTTAACTATTCCGGCAGGGTCAAGTCTGACTCCTTCTGTTGTGTTGTCATTAAAGCCGGATTCAACCCTGCCATTTGCATTCAGCGCAATATCTGCAGAGCTTGCAGTTGTGCCGCCGATAAATACGTTGCCCGAGCTGTCGATTCGTAAGCGCTCGGCGTTATCAGTCTGAAACTGAAAAGAGTTAGTGCTGTTGTCGTATTTAATTCGACCAATATTATAATCACCAGTATCTCCCATGTTTATAACACTTCCATGGGAAGGGCCTGACATTATATTTACTTCACAATGAGCAGACGCATTTTTTACTGTTAAATACGAATCTGAAGTTGCAGCCGCTGTTTCATTTATTAAAACCCTGCCCGAGCTGTCGATTCGCATTTTCTCGGCTGTACCTGTCTTAAAAACTAGAGAGTTAGTTGTACTCGTACCAATAGAGCTGGCAATGCTTCCATTCTTCCCAAATAAAATATGATCAGCAGCCACTGTATCATCACGACTAATGTTAAGAAAGCCTCTGCCAATTTCAACACTGTTAAGGTCAGCAGGCGTTCCTCCTATCCCAACGGCTGTCGTAAGGCCAACCAAGAGATTGCCCGAGCTGTCGATTCGCATCTTTTCGCTGATACTGCCTCCAGTGCTTCCGGTTGCAAACTGTAAATAACCAGCAGCGTCTGAACCGTTAACGGTTCCAGTTTCTTTTCGTCCAGCAATAGACGCTAATCCATAGCTTGTAAATCCACCTCCGATGTCAGCTGTAAATACAAGAGGTAATCCCGTATCAGCAGCAGCACTTGATGTTGATTGGAGAATCACACCATCTCGACTACCTACTGTTTCACTTGCTGCTGCAATGTGTAAAATCTCCTCAGGCGAAGTAGTTCCAATCCCAACCCTGCCCGAGCTGTCGATTCTCATACGCTCGCTGCTCGCCGTACTAAATGCAAGATTGTTATCAGCAGGGCGATAGATAGCTGCTGCTGTGCCTGGTGTTGAGATCGACCCGGCAAATTCAATAAAGTTTTCAAAGCGTGCCACGCCTGCAACAGTTAGCAACTGTGAAGGCGACGAAGTGCCAATTCCAATATTTCCATTACTTAAAATGCGTAGACGCTCAGTAAGAGTGGCGTCACTCGTTGCGTTTCTAGTGCTAAAGGCTAGATCGCCAATGCTGTTACCGCCACCTGTAGCAACTTGTCCTTTAATCGCCGCAAATCTGCCACTACCACTATTAAAACCAAATACAACTGAGCCTCCATTCCCTGCGCTTGCACCTGTATCTGAAACAAGAAGATTGATGTCTCCTGCAGTATTTAATGCAGATGTTGTTTGACCTGCCGTAGCGATATGTATGCCTGCTCCAGGGCTTGACGTGCCCAGACCCAACCGTCCAGAGCTGTCGATTCTTAGGCGCTCGGTATTCGCTGTAGAAAATGACATAAAGCCACTTTCTCTTAAATACAGCAACGTATTCAAACCGTTTTGAATGATGTTAAAACCGTTAGACGCACCATTGCTGCCAGTAGTGCTGTTAGTTAGTCCTAAGTGAGTTACTGTTGCCCCTGACGAATGGATGTCTAGCGAATTTCTGCCAGTGCCATAACTAGGTGGAACCACCCCAATGCCCACACCTCCGGCTGCCCCAACAACAACGCGCTGCGTTCCAGCAGTCGTGATCGCTAACGAATCTGCTGCACTTCTAAACAATCCAGTATTCGTATCACTCCCAAAGTGCAAACTTGGTGCGGCAGCACTACCATTCGCCAACGAAATAGAATCAGTTACGCGCCAACCCGTCCCGTCATACACCTTCATTACATAAAGGCTATTTGTCGTATCTAGCCACTGCTCTCCTTTCTCAACTCCTTGCTGACCACTAACCGTGCCTGTGCCAGTTGTTGTGCCAGTTGCAGTAAAGACAACGCCGACCGTATTTGCAGACGCCCCAACAGCTGTAAAATCTGACGTTCCAACCGTCAGGATCTGATAAACAGTATTAGCAACTAACGCCGTTGCAGCCGTACTAGCTGGCGAAGCATTTGGCGCAGTCGTTCCAACATGAACCGGACCTGCTTTAACTAGATCACCGTTGCTGTCCTTAAAGAACAGACCAGGACTAGCCAAATTAGTGTTAACAGCAAGCTGCCCATCCGACATTGCGGTTGGAATAGGACGCTTATTTGCTGTGCCAGAACGCAGGTGCTGTAGAGCCATCCTTAATACCTGTCGCCAGGCCGGAAATTATGGCTCTATCTTACGAGACTCAAAAACTGCCGTCATCAAGCTGACT